TCCTCCAACAACTCCACAACGCCATCGCCGCCCGCCCCCACCACCTCGTCGTCCTCTTCACCATGAAGAACATCACTCGCCGTGCCGCCGAGCATGGTCATGCGTGGGCGACCACAGCCGGCGGCGCCGCAGGCGGCACCATGGCATGGCCCGCCGCATGGACCGGCGAATTCATCCCGTGGGCCGACCAGCACGTCCGCCACGACTATAAGCATGACGACGGGCGCGTCGTCCGCTTCCTCCACGACCACAACCTCACCCCCATGTGGCACACCGCCCCCAGCCTCCTCCAACACCAAGGCTCCCTAGCTAGCCTCGCCAAGCAAAACAACCCGCAGCGCGTCGCCGCCTGGTTCGAAGAAAACCCCGGCTACATAGACTGGACCCCACCCTCCAAACCACTCCACGACAACAACATCCCAGCCATGTACCTGCGAGCCTGGAACGAAGGATCCCGCGACTAAAGGAGCCCCACCGTGGCAAAAAACAAGGGCGACTCTGCTGTTGAAGAAAAAGCCCAAAACCTCGAACAACTCCAAGTCCAATACGTCGAACTCGAAACGCTACGCCCCAACGACTACAACCCCAACCGGCAGAGCGACCACGACTTCGAACTGCTGCTCCGCAGCATGCGCGAAGACGGCTTCACCCAGCCCATCGTCGCCAACCGCGAAGCCGCCATCGTCGACGGCGAACACCGCTGGCGAGCCGCACAAGCACTCGGCTACGAACGCGTCCCTGTCGTATTCGTCGACATGTCAGCCGAACAAATGAAAGTCTCCACACTCCGCCACAACAGAGCGCGAGGCTCCGAAGACGTCGAACTCGCCGCCTCCGTCCTCCGCGACCTCCAACAGCTCGGCGCGCTCGACTGGGCACAAGACGAACTCATGATGGACGACACTGAAGTCCAAAGGATGGTCGAAGACATCCCCGCCCCCGAAGCGCTCGCCAACGACGAATTCAGCCAAGCGTGGCAACCCCCAGAACCCAGCAAAGAAAACAACAGCGAGGCAACATCCAGCGACCAGCCGACAACAACTGAAACTCAAGTGCGCCAGCGTGATGACGGCGGCACCGAAATGACCTCCGCCACCACAGAAGCCATCGAAGCAGCCCGCGAACGCGAACGCCAAATGGCCCTCGCAAAAACCGCCGAAGAACGCGAAATGGTCCAAAAGGAGCAGCAGAGCTTCTTCCGCCTCATGCTCATGTTCCAGGGGGAAGAAGCCGACCTCGTCCAACGGGTGCTCGCCGACCGTGGCGCCGAGAAACTCGTTGCGATCCTCCGAGACTGGGAGGACCGCCACCCCGGCGAGGGCGCGAATGCTGCCGCCGACGCGGCCGGCGTGGAACGCGAAAAAGAATAAGCCACGGGGTAGCCCCACGCCTTCACAGCTACCCCCCGTGTGAACATCGCACGCGTATTTAGAGGAAGGGTCGCACGTGTCAGACGCTAGCAACAGTGGAGTCACTACAATCAACGCTGGCAAGACTGACGCCGGCAGGAAGCATCCGAAGAAGGGCCGGCGCCACCCGTGGCCTGAAGTCAAGCAAGTCTACGTCGAAGGGCAGATCAACGACGACGGCGAGCGCAAGTGGCCCTCAATGGAGCACGTCGCTGAGCTATTCGACATCTCCCCTCAACGCGTGCGTGGGAAGGCCGCCGAGGAGAACTGGACCGAACAGCGTGCCGCCTTTCAAGCCCACATCGAAAAGGTCCGGCAGGAAAGGCGGGCGCAAGAGCTGGCGCAAGAAGCCGTCGAACTCGACTCGCGCGCCCTCAACGCTGCTAAAACCGGCATGACGCTCATCAACGCGCGCATGAATGAGATCGGCCAGCAAGTCCAGAAGGTGCAGCGGCGCAAGCGCGAGGCGGCCGAGGAGGGCCGCGACGACGAGAGTGACGTGCCGTCACTTGACGCGCGGGAGGTCGAGATGCTCGCCCGCGCCGCGCAGGCGTGGCATCAACTCGGCGGAAAGGCCATCGGCGACGTCGACACGAGCCGCACCGAGGTGACGGGCGCGGACGGGGCGCCCGTCGACGTGCGGTCAGTTCAGGAGGAGTTGCAACGTGACGACCCAGACCGGCTCACTGGATTCCTCGTCGCCCTCGAACGCTCCGGGTATCTTCCAGCAGAAGCGGGAGAGGGTCGAGCGGATGGGGGAGGAGCAGCGGGCTGAGCTGCTCCGCACGGCGACCCCTCGCATCGTCGAGCCGTACATCCCCCACATGCCGCACCCCCCGCAGGCGCTATTCCTCTGTCTGAACGGCGTCGAGGAGGTGTTCTACGGGGGGGCTGCCGGCGGCGGCAAGAGCGACGCGCTGTTGATGGCTGCCCTCCAGTATGTGGACGTGCCGGGTTATAGCGCGCTGATCCTCCGGCGAACGTTCGCTGACCTTACGCTTCCGGGGGCGATCATGGATCGCGCGTGGGAGTGGCTATCGCCGACGGACGCCAAGTCGATTGCTGGCGGTCGCACGTGGAAGTTCCCGTCTGGGGCGCGGCTCACATTCGGCCACGCTCAGCATCACAAGGACGTGGAACAATACCGGTCGGCGGAGTTCCAGTTCGTGGCGTTCGACGAGTTGACGCAGTTCGCAGAGCGCACCTACGAGTTTTTGTTCTCGCGGTTGCGCCGGCCGAAGGTCGTCTGCATCCGGTGTAGCGAACCGCTCTATCACGCGGGCCAGTCGATGTGGCTGCACGACCGCACCAGGTCGTCGGGCGGCGAGTGCGACGAGCCGGCCCCATCGAAGGACGTCGGCGAATCCGCCATGGACGGCAGCGTGATCACTGAAGTGCCGTTACGGATGCGGTCAGCGTCGAACCCTGGCGGCTACGGTCACGCGTGGGTGCGCGACCGGCTCGTCAAACCGGACACGAAGCGCCCCGAGGCGGCGTTCGTGCCGGCGATCCTGGAGGACAACCCGTCTCTCGACCAAGAGTCGTACCGGCGGAGTTTGGAGCACCTCGGGCCGACAGAGCGGGCGCGGCTCCTACGCGGCGACTGGAACGTCGTCGAGGAAGGGTCGATGTTCCGCCGGTGGTGGTTCCACGTCATCAAGCCAGAAGCGGTGCCTGCCGGGCTCGCGTGGGTTCGCTATTGGGACCTGGCCGCCTCCAGCTCGGACCGGAGCGATTGGACGGCGGGCGCCCTCGTGGCGCAAGCAGACGGTGTATGGTACGTGTGCGACATTGCGAGGATCCGAGGGAGCCCGCGAACTGTGGAACAGTTCATCGCGTCAACGGCAGCTGAGGACGAGGGGCGCATGGGGAGGGTGCAGATCCATATGGAACAGGAGGGCGGAGCTTCTGGGGTGAACACCATCGATCATTATCGCCGCCGGGTGCTTGCCGGATACCCGTTCTACGCCGACTCTCCGAACCGGTCGAAGGTCGACCGGGCCGCCCCCGTATCATCGGCCGCCGAGGCTGGCAACGTCACGCTCGTCGAGGGGGCGTGGAATCGCGACTTTCTCGACGAGGCGGAGCTGTTCCCGCAGGGCGAGCATGACGACCAGGTCGACGCGCTATCTGGCGCTGTGAAGATCCTGTCGAAGCGCGGGCCAGCTAGGGCGCGGGTGCCGAGCGATCACGCGTCGCGGATCCCGTCGCCTGCGGGGGGTGTCGGGTGAGCACCGTCGATCATGCGCCGGCCCGAGTCAGCGTGGACGGGGAGGAGCGTGCGGGGCGCGCGCGCGTTGTGTGGCGCGACGGCACGCTGTATGTGTTCACCGATCGTGATCAGTCAGTGTTCACGGGGGCGAGGAGGCCGCAACGGTCGCGCGGCACATGGCGCACCCGCACTGATGGCGGGAGCGTGTCGTGGTCGACGGGCGGATGCCGGTGTGGCTGCAAGGTGTGCCGCAAGCCACGCGAGCAGCTCATCGCTGACGCGCAAGGAGCGAGCATATGACGGGGGCTGGATGGCAGGCGGTCCAGTTCGCCCTGTTGAGCTTGGCCGCCTACCGGTTGTGGCGGCTCGCTGGCGCGGACGTGATCACTGAACGTCTCCGCAGGCGGCTCGGCGACACTGCGCGCGAGTTCGTCGAGTGTCCCTGGTGCTCCGGCACGTGGATCGCGCTCGCCACAGTCGCCATCACGGCCGTCATTAGCGATGTGGCAGCTCCCGTCTTGCAGGCGCTGGCGGCCGCCGCCGTAGTTGGAGCGCTGGGCGAGCGCGCCACCGCGGTATCCGCTGAAGTCGTCGAACTCGATGACGGCACCGATGGGGCGTGACCTGTGAAGTTCTGGCAGAAACAGGGCGCCCTCACCGCCTCAGTCACCGTCCATGACGGGCCGCGCACCTCACTCGGCGCCGCCGCCCGCACCAAATCGTGGCAGCGCACAGCGTGGGACTTCTGGGGGAGGCTCGGCGAACTCCACTATCCCACCAGCCAAATCGCCCGCCTCATGACGCGCGTCCAGTGGGACGTGACCGTCGATGGGCAGAAGCTCGAACGCGACCCGGACCGCAGCGACGACCAGACCGACGTGTTCCTGTCGCGCGTCACCGAACCCCTCGACCTGAGCGAGGTCGTCCGCGAGATCGCCCTCAACTTCCAGGTGGCTGGCGAAGTGTGGTACTGCCACAAGGGCGGCGACCAGCGCTCCGACGGCGGCTGGCGCGTCCTATCCGTCGTAGACCCCGAGTTGCAGAAGGTCCGCGACAACTCGAACGCGCTAAAACTCCGCGGCATCATCGCCGACCCGCGCGACCGACGTCACGCCGACAGTCCCTTCCAGGCCATCCTCGGCCCCGCCGAAGAGCTACTCACCCTCGAAGCGCTCAGCCGCAGTCAGAGCCGATCGCGGATGAGCCAAGCCGGCATTCTGCTGCGCCCCAGCGAGGCCCAGTTCCCCACGCATAACCCTGATGGCAGTCCCGCGTCGACGTTCGGCGAGGATCTTCAGCGCGCCATGACGGCGCCGATCCGCGACGAGTACGACCCGTCGGCGCTCGTCCCCCTCGACTTGGAGGTGCCCGGCGATCAGGTAGCTAACTTCCGCCACCTCACATTCGAACGGTCGTACGACGAGAACTTGCAGGAGCGCATCGAAAGGGCCATCGGAAGAATCGCCGTCGGGCTGGACATTCCTGCCGAACTGCTGCTCGGCATCGCGGACGTAAACCACTGGAACGCCTGGCTCGTCCAAGAAGACACCTAC